TCAGCTCGACGGCAGTCTCGGCGGAGCCTGCGACTGGATTTCCTCGATGGTTTCGATCTGCTCGTGGGCGACGTGCACCCCGGTCAGTTCGCCGATCAAACGCCAGTGTTCATCGAGTCCGGAGCTGATGGTGGCCATGCGGTCGATCATTCGGCGGCCGGCGTCGCGGGTAATCTGGTCGTTACTGCGCATCAGCTCGAACGACATGGAAGTCATCGACGCTGTCAGGTGGGTCAGGGAGCGGGCTGTGAGGCCAAGCAATTCCATAAGTTGCTGTTCTTTCGATTCCATCGCGGTGGCTTCCTGCGTCGCTCGTGACTTATTTATAACCCAGCACTTTGCATTAGCAAGTATTTCGGATCGGACGTACCGCTTCGAAATCTGACGAATACGGATCGCAAACGACCCACAATGCGCTTTGCGCGCCCCGCTTGATTGCCAAGCTGCGCAGGCGCGGTGTACAAATGCCTCGCTGCTGTCAGGAAACAGGCTTCTTAAGCGCGACTGCGGTCTCCCGCAGCCCCTGGAAATCCCTTAAAAACCGTAGCCCTATTGGTAAGACGCGACATTTAATTATGACGTCAACACGGGGACGGACGGGGAATAGGCCGCTGGATTCAAGGGCCAACCCTTTCCGTTCCCCCGCTCTACCCCGACACTCCCCTCAAAATTGGCCCAAGAATTGGCCCAGCCATCCCCGGCGTTCTGCCAAACGAAAAACACTCCCCGTCGCCTCGCTCTCGCGGAAATGTCGCGCCTCAATTACTGTATATACAAACAGTATTAGTAAGGCATTACCGTGGATCCCTACGAAATCGAAGACACCAGCGACTGGCTTGGCTGCCCGACTGAGCTTGAGACGTGCCGTCATTTTTTGCGCATGTACGAGAACGAAGTCCAGGAATTGACCCTCCAGCTACGCAAGTCGCGCAGGGACATCTTTAACCTGGTGCAAATGCACGCGGAGGCATCAGAGGAGCGCGATCGACTTCGGGCAGAACTGAACCGTGCGCTCGCCTCTGCGTCAGATGCCAATAGAAGGGTTTCTGACATCGAAACCAAAACCAACTGGGAGCTGATGGCCAACGCCAAGGTGATCAGCGAGCTCCACGCAAAGCTGCGCGAGCTGACCGGCGTTGATCCGTTCACCCAAATTGAAAAAAGCTGATTGCCCATTCAAGGATCCAGCCTATGTGTGGACGACTCTCCCAATACGACGGCATCCACGATTTCGTCGCGGCGTTGAGCATGCCCAACCCGTTGGTGAACAACACCAGCGAATTGCCGTTTCAACGCTACAACGCTGCGCCGAGTACGCAACTCGCCCTCTTCCATCAGGAAGGCGACTACCTGCACGCCGACATGGTGCGCTGGGGATGGCGGCCGCACTGGGCCAAAGATCGTGCCGCGCCGATCAATGCTCGGGTTGAAAAGGTCGCCAACGGTCCGTTCTTCCGGGCGATCTGGCCACACCGGGCGATCATCGCGATCAACAACTGGTTTGAGTGGGTGGACGAAGGCGGACCGAAAAAGCAGCCCTACCTGATCCGCCGGCGGGACCGAGCGCCGATCCTGTGTGCTGCAATCGGCCAATACCCAAATCCGGAGCATGAGCCGAGCGAACACGATGGCTTCGTCATCATCACCGCTGACAGCGCTGGTGGCATGGTGGATATCCATGACCGTCGTCCCGTGACGCTATCACCGGAGCTGGCCAGAGAATGGTTGGACCCTTGCACACCCAAGGAGCGAGCAGAACAAATGGTACTGCTGCAGGGTGAGCCTACTGAGGCATTCGAGTGGTTCAAGGTGGATCGAGCAATCGGCAACGTACGCAATCAGGGTCGTGAGTTGATCCAACCCGTGGAAGGCGAACCAGAGGGGGACAGTTTGTTTTAGGTAGAAGCAAGAGATTTGAGTCGATCTTCCAGCGCCGTTTCAAAAATGATGTAAAGCCGCTCTGCATCACCTGCACGCAAGGCTCCCACCGTCTCCATGCCCAAGACAAAACCCTCGGCACGGGCGCCAGCTTTTACCGCAACAATCATAGAGTCAGCGCGTTGAATTTGTGCAAGGAGGCGGTCAGCTTCACGCCGCGGCTTAGGGCCGAGTACGACATCTTCCACGCACCGCCTCCCCTATACTGCACTATGACATCCAGTACATCACCAGGACGACCACTGCCACCCACGCCAAGGTGAGCAGGAATGAGAATCCGGCAAGTTGCTTATCCATGGCCGATACCCCATCCCCCGTCAATCAATCATGCGGCAACCTGAGACCAGCGACAAGAATAGCGGCAGGCCATCATTGAGCAAGCTCACGCACGTAGGCCTGACAAGCTGCCAGCGCGATTAGTCCTCGATCGCCGGCATCGGTGATGGCGATAATTCTTTGAGCATGCGCTGGGTCAAGTCGGGCGCGTACGGCTGCATGAACCACGCCGCCGGCGCCGGCGGTGGCAGGCACCGAACAGCCACTGGTTGAACCCTCGGCGAGGACGACTGACAACCGCAGATCAGCAGTGGCAAGGCGATCGCGCAGGCGAGCCTGATCTTTTTGGGCATTGGTTAAAGTCTCGTGGTGGGATTGGTCGCTGGCCGCCAGGCGCTGCTCGAGCGCCTGGCGCTTATGCTGTTCGGCTCTTTGCGCGGCGGCGCCGACCATGGCCAGCTGATTGAGGGTGTCGGTGTGCACCCGCGACTGCTCGGCAAGCTGGGCACCGTATCGCCAGCCCTGAACCGTCCAGGCGCTGATGGCCCCGAGCATGACCAGCGCCAGAGCGCCGACCAACCGCCAAGGAATGACTATTGGCATTGTTAATCCTCCCAGTCGGGAAGATCGACGGTTTGCCCAGCCAATGCATGCGTGCAATCGCCCAAGAACTGAATGCGCCCATCAGTAACGAACGAGTGACAGACTCGATCACCATCAGACCAGGAATACTGCACCAGCACGGAGGGAGTGAAGGTCGGCTTATCGACGCTCCCATTCCAGCCCCAACGAGGGCCAGGACCGGCACCGTGCATTACACGATGCATCATCAAGCACCCTGGGCATTCAAACCAAAGGCTGCCCTCCTCGGCAGTGGCCAATACACGAGACAATCTGCTAAAGGCTGTCATGGCACATCCTTGAAAAAAACGTGCCCGCCGAGCTTAAGGGTTTGCTTCGCCTTCACCGCCCACGCCGGCGGCGTTTTCATGCTGATCGCGTAATAGTGCGTGGCGCCGCCAGTGGGGTCCGGCACATTTCCATCAATCACCTGGTCCGCCGCGATCCGCGCCTGGGCCAGTTCACGGAACGGGATCTGCTTCAACCCAATCAGGAACTGATAATTTGGGTCGGTCTTGTTCCAGCAACTGAACTGATAGGGGCGCTGGCATACAACGGCATAGCCCTCGCCCCACCACGACTTGTCCTTTCCGTCGTTGACACGGTTGCGGATGGTCCAGGCCACGGCAAGCCGCCCGGCCAGTGTTTCGCCTCGAGCCTCCCCCCATAGGGTGCGCGCGACGACGTCTCGGTCTTTATCGGTAACTGACATCACTTTTCTCCAGGCGAAAAAAAGCCCGCATATGCGGGCATTGGAATACTCGATTTACTTATGGATTGGCACTTACCATACTCTGAGTTCTAACCGCTGCGGACATCAGCTTTGTAATAAAGTCGTACCCTTCAGGGTTCGGGTGAATATTGTCGCTTGAAATAAATCTCGACAATGAATTTGGAATTGCGCGCATCGCTTTATCGGTATCAACCAGCAGCACGCTGCCTGAGCAAAAGCAACTCTGATACCATGATCTAATTGCATTATTTCGTAAAACTGTAACATCAGAATACTGATCACCTCTCGGCGGAAGAGTACTTATATAAATCTTGGCGGAACCATTTTTTTGTAGCAACCCAGAAACGATAACTCCGATATTCTGAGCGGTTTCATCAGGAGTGTATTTCCCATCATTAGAGCCAATCAGCAGCATGTAGACATCGCTGACGGGGATAATTTTCATCCTTGCTATGACTTCTCCTGAGTTGTCCCCGCCATGCCCATCGTGCCCATACCCGTATGTATCAGTTCGAGAACCGACAAACGAATAATTCGGAAGGTACGAAGACAGTAGACAGCGGACTTTCTGGGCATCACCAAACCATGTCATGCTGTCGCCGATAGTCGTAAGCTTCAACTGGCCGCTCTGAGGCCTCGGATCATCAACAGTCTCGATTACATATCGGCCTGGATAGCTCGGCCATTTCCCACCTGCCCACTGCACCGCATAAAAAGCAGTTCTGTTGGTGTTACCTGAATCAAACCATTCGCCGGCAAACCGGAAATACCAGGTAGCGCCAGATTGATCTGTTAAGCGATACAGAGAGTTATAGTTAAATGAATACGGCGAAATCTCTTGTGGATCAGCTGGGACGATATTACCTACCTCAGGTGAAAACCAAATATAGGTTCCGCTAATTTCGGATATGTTCACAGAGCCAAAAACGTAAAGAGACTTTGGCAGCGCACCAATCTGCAAGGAACAAGTTTGAGCGGAAAAGCAATTGACGCTTAAAAACAATAAAAGCGCTGAAATAAACAGTTTCATTTGGTGGTCCTTCACGTCACACAAATCAGTAAGGATCAGGCAATTGTACGACAGTTGCCTTCGTTAATTCCACCGAGCCTGGGAAGGATGTATCCAATCAATGATTGGGTGACGTATTGACGTATACAGAAGGCTGTTCCGGCCACGTAGGTTCATGAGGCCAGTCCGGCTGGGTTGATACCCTTCCCAAGAAAACTGCGTAGTTCTTCCAATTGATCAGTTGCTCTGATCGCACGGGAAGCTCGTCAATTTCGCCAGCCGTGGCAATTTTCCTCGCAACCGCATCGCTCAGCGTGTCCACTCGATCGGAGAGCGCTGCCTTCTGCGCCGCTGCAATCTGTGTGAGGTCAAGAAGCTTCGCAGTATTCAGTGCAAGAAAATCAGGAGCCGGATTGATAAATGCAAGGTAGCGAGCATCATCAACCTGAACCAGGCCTTGGTTAGGATAATCGTCAGGATCTTGCGGCCCGGCGAACACCGAAACCACCGCTAGTTCACCCTCGTCAGCGAACTGAACAAATAATTTTTCCATGGCTTTGCCTCAAAAGGTGTACGAAGTAATGACGATTTGGCTAGTCAATGTGCCAGCACCAGTAGTGGCGGTGTAGAAAAGTGTTTGCTGAGTCAGCAAGGCAACAGTGAACCCGCTGGTGGCATTGGTATAACCGCCCTCGATAATCGTCTGATCCAAGCCGGTAGGGTTTGCGGATATCTGCCCCAGGTTGTTCGTCGAAGAAGACGAGCCGACACGCAAGTAACCCTTGGCAGTTTTTGCGTTTGGGGGTACAGCTGCCGAAAGGGAAAGAGAAACAAAAGACGCCTGCTGAACGCTCGATGAAAGTACCTGAACGCCTCCAGTGGATACTTGCCTGCCTTGCATAAATCCGATGGAAAATTGGCCCGCACCGTTGGTCGGCCAAACCCCAACCAACGCAGAAGCGGTGAAACCAACAGGCATGTTTGCACCACCGTAAATGGTCGGCGCAACCGTACTCGTCGCGTTTACGGCTAACAATCTTGATTGGCCCGACGTCGGGTTATAAATTGCGTAGATTGCGACCCAACCGTTTGCAGGGGAAGAACCGACGTC